TTAGTGCCTCAGATGATCAACCAGGCGCGCAACGTTGCCTCTGACGGCCACTAGCACGGAAAGGAAAATAATGTTGGCCCCAATAGTGGCCCATGACGAATGAGGATAAATCCCGCACAGGTAGGCCAGAGGCACAGCGCTGTACGTGACAGTAATTAGCCAGGCTAAACGCGAAACCCACGGACGATGGCGTGAATCACCACGACGATAAAACATCAGGGTAATCACCACCCCGACGCATAGAAGAGCGTTGATTGTTGCCGATGGGTCATTTAGTACCACCAGAACCTCCCCGGCGCGTTATCAGCGCCACCAAAGAGCCGACATCCTGGTTATTCAGGAACGTCAGGATTTTGACAGCTAAAGCCGAAACGATTACGGCACCGATGGCATCCAGAGGCTTATCACTGTAACCAGTCCAGTCAGCCAGCTTTGAACCCACCAGCCCTGAGCAGATGATCCCGGCGATGTAGGACACGACAAAATACGCCAGCCGACGCGTTGCACTAAGGTCCGCAGCTGTTGCAATGTAAAATACAGCTCCGGCAAATGCGCCAAACACCACGCCGTAATCGGTTCCGGACAGAAATCCATAGACGCTAGCTCCCGTCAGGACACCACCAGCCAGCCCAGTACCGGAAATCGGATCGGACATTTAGCCCCCTCTTTATTGCTGTGAGTCCTCTCAGAACGAGGGGAATAAAAAAGGCCACCATCTGGTGACCTTCGTTAATTTTGAGTTGTTACAACGATCTAATCTCTTTCGATAAACAGTCCAACATTTTATTAGCCTCCTTATCAAAATTATGACCAGCGTTTAGAATTATATTCTTCGCCAACTTCTTATCGTCAACTTCACCTGACTGTATTTTGAAGAAAACAGAATTGGCTGGTTTCAGCAATTTTCTAGATTCATCAAACATAACGCTAATCTCAGGAAAATAAACACCAGAGATTAAAATAATTCTATCACCAACTCCTTTATACTCAGGGTTTTTACTGAGAATTTCGTCTGATTTATCGCCAATGTCCTCAGATTTAAAACACCCATCAATACAATTTATCCAGCTCATATGATTGGCAAAAAGCAATTTTTTATAAAGTATTAATGCCTCATAAAGCTGTTCACCCTTTTCAATTTTCCTTCTATTTCTTTCTGAGCGCCACTCATGCGACTGCCTACTACTGTTCTGGAGGTAACTTGTAAGAGAAGTTATCAATGTACCCACAAAAATCCCCAAAGCAGCAATTAATGCAACATTTTCTTTAGTCAGTTCCATACTATCACCATAAAAAAACCCCACCGAGGTGAGGTTATCATAGTGATCGATAGTTATACAAAGCCCATCATTGATGTCAAATATACACAAATACGGCAACATTGCAAACATCATGACGCTAAATTACGCGATATTTATCACATCTTCACTTTTAGTCACCCGATTCAGTTGAGAGCTTGAATAACTCTCCTCCTGGAAACATTTGGTCACCAGGCTTTCATAGAATGGTTTCCAGCTATAACGCCACGTTCGGTCAGGCAGACTCGGCAACTCAGAAAAAACACCTCGATAGGCAACCGATGATTTTGGCCTGCTGTATCCCCGCCCTTCGCAGCGCTTACATTCTTTGTAAACTGGTACGCCCTGCAGTTCTGTCGCTTTACGGTCAACCGTCTTGCCAGTTCCGCCACACTGGCATCGCTTACTTAACTTTCCGGTACCATGGCATCGCGAACATAAACTTTGCTCGGAGTCAGTTACTTCTCGCTTTACCTCAAAGTCAGATGGTGACTGTCTCAGGTCTTTTGCCCATTGTGGCAATCGCATTGTGTAATGGCTTTTAGTCACGGTTTTAGTGGTTGTAAGCAACCCTTTACCACTACATTTTGGGCATGCCACACAATCAGCTGCTGATGAGGAATAATCGTTATAGGCAAACCGGGCAAGGATACGCATGCAGAGGGGAAACTTTTTCCCTGATGCTTTACGAATAGCCATGGGCGCATGCTCTTTCGCGTACTCCGTTAGCCAGGCAATTGACATCTCCCTGTCCTTGCTGCTGATACCAGCTTTACCTAGAAACATTGCCAGCCCGATGCCTGCATCAGCCTGAGTCATCCCCAGTGCAGCCATTACATCAGTCACAGTAAGTTGCTCACTTGCTGTCGCTCTGCTGGTATCTGAGATGTGCATGCCTTTAGGCGCAAAAAACTTTAAAACATTGTCCAGATTCATACGGTCTCCATACTTCTTAAGCTGTCGCAATTACGCCGATCGCCAGTGCTCGATCAATAAAACGCAGTAGCAGCTCAAGCTGCGTACCATGCTTCTGCTCGAATGCTGGTACATCGGCGTGTAACTCGTCGTGGCACTCTCTGCACAGAGGGATCACGAAGAGGTCATGGGCTTTTGTTGCTGTACCACCCATACCGTGCCCTACGATATGGTGCGGATCATCTGCTGGCCGTCGGCAACACTCACAGGGTTGTGTTTTAACCCAGCGGGTGTACGTCTCATTTATCCAGCGGCGACGTTTTGGCCTGAGCATAAAAGACTCTGGCGACTCCGGATCAACAGAGAGCGTGAGGATCTTCTTCGCCTTCTCCTGCACGAGTCTGGTTGCTGACGAGGAAGGCACTATGTCGCTTTCCCTCATGACAGAACGGATCTTCTCATCCGGAAGGCGCAACCCTTTGTGCGCAACGCTTTCCGGAATAACATCAGCCAGGTCGTTTCTGACCATCCACCAGCACAGTTCAGGAAGCGTCAGGATATGCGACTCGGGAAAACCAGAATCACGCCGAATGACTTCCAGAATCCAGGATACCAGGTTTCCGGCCGCTATACCTGCAAGCTGTTCGGTATGCTGCCCCGACAAAGTGTGATCGCAATGCCAGCACAGGCGAATACTTCCTGGTGGGTGCCGCATTGTTGTGAAGTTCTTGTCGTGCCACGTTGAATGTGGCCACTGGCATTCAAACCGATTACTCAACCATTGCTCAAGGGAAGGAAGCCCACCGGCACGCTGAATAACCCTCTCATTCTCGAAGACCTGACGCATTACCGGATCATCAGCTAGCGGCTGAATGGCTGCCGGAACAGCCCCGGTACTGAATGACGCCATTTCTTCTGGTTCAGGCTCGAGCAGAACGCGACCACGCATGAAGAGGTGCATCAGTTCCGTACCGGGACGGAACAGCACAATCCCCATACGATGGGCGATCTCGGGGGTAAGCAGAGCTCTCACGCGACCTGCCCCCTGGCAATGTGTTCTGCCCACAGTCCACCAATCCAGCGCACGCCTTTCGCCGTGAAACGTGCCTGGCTGAATGCATGATTTGAGGTTACGGATGTGCCGGTTTTCATTTCAAAACGGCCCGCATCAATATGCTGATGCCGTGGGGTCATCGTTCCGCCAAGGCGATACATGATGTCGTTCTCAAGGAGGAATAACCGCAGATCTGGCTCTTTGGCCTTAAGCAGTTTTGCCACCTGGCGGAATGACATTGACCCACTGGCTGTACAGTACCGATCAACAAACGCTACCTTCGGCGCAGCGGCAGCCAGTTCGTTAGTCAACTGTTGTTTTTGTTCTGCAAGGTCAGCTGCAAGACGTAGGGCTTCAGAGAATGATTGAGGAATCGTCTGCTGCTGTGCCTGCTCAAGCTCCTGCCAGCGATCAACCAGACGCGCGGTAAACTCCGGCGACAGCTGCGCGACAACGATATAACTGTCCCGCTTCCCTATCAGATAAACCGATACCGACTGATTGAGGTGATTTTTAACTTCCCCCATTGGGGGGAGTTCAATAACACCGCGCTCTGCCAGGCGTTCAATGGACCGTTTAACATGGTCATGTCGTGATTCCACCAGCTCAGCAATATCGCTGCTGGACATGGTTAATGCTGTTGTTGCTAATTGGCTCATACTTTTCTCCATATCAGGCGGCTGCACCCGCCGGTTCATATCTGCTGATCGTTATCTCTACCCGACCTTTCGGCACTACGGGTCCCCATTCCACCAGCATGCGCTTAATCTGGCTGTCGTCTTCCCAGACACCCGCATGCGTCAGCGCGTCAAACAGGGCTTTGTTGTAATTATCGATATCCCGGCGGCGCGCATCCGGCGGGTACAGAGTGATTTCAACCGCTGCCAGTTCAGTCGATGGCTTCGGGAGACGTCGTAATTGCTCAATGATCGCCACGCAGGCAGCGCTCTGGTATTTACGACCATCAGCGCTAATGAGGTGACGACCGGCCAGCGGCCCCTTATTAGGGGCGCGCCAGTAAGTGTTCACGCTCGGAGGAAAAGGCAGGATCAGTTTCACGCGGCCTCTCCCCGCATATTGCGAACAAGTTCAGAAGCGGCAGTAATGATTTCGCTGGTGGCCGTTCGTTCCAGCCAGAGTTGATTGATGTTGGCTTTCAGCTTGTTCTGCTGTGATTCATCCAACATGTCAGCGCCATCTACCTGGTTGAACACAATCCCAACCTCCAGTGGCCAGATACGGGACTCGGGAAGCGGATCCGCTACTGGTTTAGCTTTCTCACGGATGTGCATGCGGATCTGGCGAATATTGGACCATCTGGAAACATCCAGGCTTCCCATGGCTGCAATGAAATCAGTGCTGTTCATGCCATATTCACCGGATGCTTCAAGGGCAACAGTGCGAATACGTTCCGACATATCCAGGCGCACTGCAGCGTCATCGAATTCAATCGACAACAACCACTCATCCACACCGAACAAAATACTCTCACGAATAAGCAGCTTCGCTTTGTCGATCGTTAATGGTGATACCTGAGTGAATTCCGGTGCTTCAACAGAATCCGCCGCCCAGGTATGCCCAAACTTCGATTCACTGAATGTGTATTCTTCTTTATCGCCAAACGCAGCTCTAACGCATGCCCACGCCTCGACGCCGCTGACATCAAAAATATCTTTCTGAGTGAGTGGCAACTCAGCTTCTGGCTTATCAGCTGCAGGAGGTGTGGCAGTTGCAGGTTGAGACTTGCTGGCAGCAAATTGCGCCAAAGTCATAAACGCCCGCCCTTTTGCCTCCAGTTCTGTGCGGTTGATATAGCTGAACCGCTCAACACGCCACGACTTATCGAATACAGCTATGGCACCGGCAAAAAACGCGCTGGTGGGTTTCTGTTTTTCGTCAGCAGGTACAAACCACACAGGCAGATCGAACCCAATACGACCACGAATGAATACAATGTGATCGGCATCTTCTGGCCACCACGTTTCACTCGGCGCGGCTTTTATCAGGAATACATAGCGACCGCCCTTCTCGCGCTGGGCTGCTGCGTAGTTCATGATATGCGTCATGCCGGTGATCGCCTGCTTCTCGTGGTACTGCGAACGGCTATACGGAGGGTTGCCATAACCAGCGCCGCCCAGTTCTGCCAGACGTTCAGACCAGTGCTGTGTCAGCGCGTTATCTTCGGCGGTGTACCATGCCGGGCACTTCGCGTTGTCGTCGTCAGCAAACAAGTCCAGAGCTAATGGACCAAATAGCGCGTTGATCCCCCAAAAAAGCAGATCCGGTGTCCGCCACTGATCGCCAACTTCTTTCAATTCGTGAGCTGGTTTGCTACGCAGTGCCGCCAGCGCCTGGCAATATTTATTGGTCATCATGAACGGAACCCCGAATTTTCTGGCAGTGAGTAATCAACACTCTGGAAGTTTGCGCGGCTGGCTGAGTTAGTCTCCCATTTGCCGTTAACGCGTTCAGGCCGGCCAGCACTGGACCATTTGGTCGCGCTTTGCAGGTAACCAGGGAAGTTTTTTGGAATGAACAGAGTTGCCGGGCGGAGGTATTGCGCCTGCTCGCTATCACGCCAATCGGCATTTTTGTAATCCACTACCAAGCACAGGTCATCAACAGTGAATTGTTCCCGAAGACGGGCGCGAATATTCTCCAGCGACGTGCTGCATACCTGGTAGCGTGAGCCAGTAGTCTGATTCAGGTAAGACAAAACCTGTCTGGCCTGATCAGTAATCACAACCTCAGGGTCGGGTTGCGCCGCAACCGGACAAGAGGGTTTTGAAGTTACTTGTGGATCTTGTTTTGATTTTACTGACGGATCCCCGCCAGATTCTGACGGGTCAAAACCATCGTTTTTGCCAGATTTCGACGGGTCAGTTTTTGAGGCGTCAAATTTTGATGCGTCAGATTTTGACGTGTCAGAATCTGACAGTTGAGAAAATGCGGCAGTCTGAAGTTTCGCCACATTCAGCCGATACACGTTCGAAGCATTACGGTTACCATTACGGCGCTGTGTACGTGTGAGCCAGCCATCTTTTTCAAGCTTTGCGATTGCCGTTCTGATAGTGCTCGGGCCTGCGCCAAGCTGGCGAGCAATAGTTTCAATTGACGGCCAGCACACACCTTCATCGCTGCTGAAGTCAGCAAGGCGAGCCATGATCGCAACACTGGACAACTTCATGCCCGACGCTGCGCAACCATCCCATACGTAGCCGGTTAATTTAGTGCTCATGATCGTCCGTTATCTCCCTGAACTTTTGCCTGAAATGCTCAAGTGGGCTGAAGCATTCGTGTGGATAGCCATCTCGCAGGTAGATAACGCGCTGTGTTTCTGGCTCCCAGCGGATAACACGGACTGGCACTCCGCGGTGATCTTTGAACCTTCGGTTAAGTTCGCGCACAGGCGTTTTGCCCTCCGATAGTAGACCCCCACAATTACGGCAGCCTGGCTGTGGTTACATGACACCCAGCGATTTGATACTTTGCATTCATACCGAAACAGCGGAAGACCCGGCACCGGGATCATTCGTAGTTGCGGTAAGTGAGGATTTACGATTAAATTGCTCATGCGGATTATTTCTCCATACTCGAAGAGTTGTTCGCCAAGGCGCCCGGAGCTGCACACTCGCGGGCGTCACTCTTTTCAGCGACACAAAAAACTCGGTAAAGCAGCGTGACGTGCTCCTGAAACTTCGCGATCACCTGGTAGCTGTTCTCCTCTATCTGAGCACGCTCATCTGCGTCAATCACCCCATCAGCAGTAGCCTTTCGCACAAAGGTAGAATGACGACCAATCCATTCAATGGACTCCATCAGGCGCTGGTTAATATCGGCGTTATCCAAATCATCAACATCTGCCAGCGGTACGAATACGCCTTGAGAATGGCGCGCAACGGCATCAGCAATATGAGTCGAACCACCAGCACGCTGTAGAACCATCGCCCAACCCAACGGGAATATCTGATCGCCCTCAGTGCGGAGACGGTTGAACAACCCGTTCTCTGAAGTTCCTAACCATTCCGCGGCCTCGGCATACCCACCAGGAAGGTCGGTAATGGTTTTTTTTATTGCGACCACCAGCCAGGCTGGCTGACGTTCGACTTTCCAACTAGGTTCATTACCCACGGCTAACCCCCTTGTCTCTGTGGTTACTGCTTGTGTTGAGAATTGTTAAGTTTGCTGTAGAGAGAAGCGTCGTATTTCAACTTCCCGTTCGTAATTCTTTCAATGTAAAGAGCCTGTTTTTCTGGGATTACTTCACCCCATTGACATACGGCACTGTGAGTTACCCCTAAGGCAACTGCGGTTTTAGAAATGCCGCCGTAGTAGTCGACGACTGTCCCTTTATGCATGGTTTGAATCCTCTTTAGTTAGCATTCTTACATCGTATATGGACAGCATACTTACGTCAATAAAATGTAAGATTGCTAACGTACATTCCGAGGAGATTTTATGGATACCGTTGGCAGCAGACTGAGATTTAGAAGAAAGCAGAAAAAACTTACCCAGCGCGATGTGGCTGAGTGGGCAGGAGTAAGCGCGTCTGCTGTGACCCAGTGGGAAAGTGATTTAACAAAACTTTCTGGTGAGAACTTGATATTGGTGTGTAAATGCCTTCAGTGCTCGCCAGAATGGTTGGTTTTTGGTTCAGGCGATATCGAAAATGGCATTAACATCAACTTGATGTCTGCCAGAGAGGTCCCTCTCATATCATGGGTGCAAGCTGGTAATTGGACGGAAGTAATTGGAAATCCTAATAATGAACAAGTGAAAACCACTCGAAAACTTTCTGATTCCGCCTTTGCTTTGAGGGTTAAGGGAGATTCAATGACTTCTAGCCAGGAGTTGAGTATTCCTGAAGGTTCTATTGTTATTGTTGAACCAGAGTTCGGCTTCGTGGATGAGGCAAACGGTAAAATTGTCGTTGCTCAAACGGTATCTGGTGGTGAGGCAACTTTAAAAAAGCTGGCGATAGACCCACCGTTTTCGTACCTAATCCCACTGAATCCTGCGTTTAAACCCATTGAGGTGAATCAAGAGACCAATCTAATTGGGATAGTTAAACAAATTATCATTGACCTTTAGCCCCTCTGGTTCCTACAAGCCCGCTGATCATGCGGGCTTTTTTATGCCTGTGAAAATATAGTAAGCAAACTTACAAAATAGACTTGACTGTAAATGTAAGATGTCTAATATTAAATCCATCAGCAACGAACATTGTGGGCATCAGGAATGAAGATAGAGTTGGTTGTTAACGGGAAAATTACTGCTGAGTGCAGTGATGAATCGGAGTTTCTGGCATTCAATGCTGCCGTTTTTAGCGCTCTATCGGACATGCAACTTACCCTTCATTCCGAACGAAGGGCTCGTTCAAAATCTAAAATGGCGGCCTTCAATGAGAAGTTTTTTAAAACGGATCCCACGGGTCGCAATTAAGAGAATCAAGAAGCTTAATGGTTTGATAGGTGATGGCTTCCTGTTTAACAGTGTTTTCTGGGCTTGACAGTTGATCGCGCAATAATTGTATTTGGTTATGCAGGTCATCTGATAGTGGGCCCTCATTAGCACATATTGCAGCTGAAATGGTCTTAATCGCAGCTTCAATAGCAGTGAGTCTTAACTCAATAATATCGTTATTCATAGGTTTATCTTCTTGGCTGTGTGAGAACTCCAAGAATACCACCGAGCCTGATGTGGTGAAAAGACAGGCATAGCCCAGACGATATCTGAGTGGCTTAAAAAACAGATGGGAACCGGTGGAATCCCGGTACACAACGAAAAGAGCGCTGGCATGCAAAAAATATCTCGCAGCCGTAGCAGTACCAAAAGCCAGGATGGAACGGCAGAAACGCGGTAGTGCTCTTTTTGATGTGGTAAACCCGTAGTAGCTGTACCAGATGCTGTGTGTAGTCTTGGCGGTACCAGGGTCTTCAACCTTATGCAAGGGGGACGAAGATAATGTTCTACCTCGGTACCGCCCTTTTTACACAACAGACAAGGGCATCACCGGGCGACGGGCTCATAACCCAATCCACCCGGGCAAAAAGAAAGCGGTCTCTCAAGCCGCCGACCAATGCAGGTGCCCTTCTCTGTTGTGTATGGAGAAAGTTCGGCGGTGGCAGCCGCCTTAACTTCGTGTATGGACTAAAACCTTGTGCAGAGGAAAGTTAAATGAAATTACCTAAGTTCCGTAACGCAATCGTGTACCGCGCCACACTACCTAGCATTGAAGCTATCGAGGGGCATCTGCTTGAACTCCCCTACTCCGAGATTGGTGAAACTGAGTTTTCACGCGCCTCTTTTGTGCCAAACACGATCACTGGCGAATTGGTCACCCCAATATCAGGTGGGTATGCCATCGTGATCCGCCATGATCAGAAAATCATTCCCCAGCATGTTGTTTTGAAGGAAGCCGCAGCACGGATCCAAAGAATCGAAGATATGTCCGGGAGTAAAATCAAACGTATCGAACGATTAGCAATTATCGACAGCGTCCGCGTTGACCTGTGTAAACGGGCATTTGTTAAATCAACGCTGATCCTTGCGTTGTACAGCACCAACGAAAAGCTATTAGTGGTCAATACGACCAATAAAAATATTGCCGGTATGGCTGTGGCTATGCTGGTGAAAGTTGTCGGTTCCGTTAAAACAGAAACAATCAACATTAGCGATATTAAGAACGGTTTAACTACGCGGTTGAAAAACTATATCAATGGCGTGGCCAATGCTTTTGAAGGGTTTACCGTCGGCAATTATATCCAGCTGTCCCGCCTTGCCGATCAAAATGAAGTTATTCGCTACTCAGCTGAACACGACTCAATTCAAAGCGAGCTAGTTGATAGCCTTAATAGCGGCTTTACCGCTGATAAAATGGAGCTAGCAGGATGCGGTGTATCGTTCATCCTCACCGAAAATTTCCATTTTTCGCGCATCAATACCCAAGCCCAAACATTCAACGATGAAGATGATAAAGCATTTCAATGGCGCCATCAGGCCGGGACGGATCTACTCCAATTCAGCAAAGTAGTAAACCTGATGTGTGATCTTCTTTCGTACAAAGAAGAACAGCCACAAAAACCCGCAGCCTAATACCCCAGACCGTAATTAACCCATGTCATGGGTTGGGTTGCTGCACGCTAAATTTAGCAATTCATTAATTTAATAGCGCGGTGCAGCGCGCCAATATGGAGAAAACCATGAGCTACATTCAGACATTATCCGGCAAACATTTTAATTACCTCGATATCCAACAGGACGATATCGTGATCGAGGATATTGCTACCGCGTTGTCTCATATCTGCCGTTTTGCAGGGCATCTTCCTGAGTTTTATAGCGTCGGCCAGCATAGCGTTTTAACCAGCCACCTCGTTCCGCAGGAGTTTGCATTAGAAGCACTGCTTCATGATGCTGCTGAAGCCTACCTGCAGGACATCCCATCCCCGCTTAAGCACCTGCTTCCGGATTACCAGGTGATCGAAGCTCGCGTGGATGCAGCCATTCGGCAGAAGTTCGGCCTACCGACGGAACAACACCCAACTGTGAAATATGCCGATCTGGTGATGCTCGCCAGCGAACGCCGCGATTTTGAGGTTGACGAAGGTTCCGTGTGGCCATGCCTCGAGGGAGTTGTCCCAACGGATTTATTCATTATCAATCCAGTTCGTCCTGGCCAGTCATACGGCATGTTCATCAATCGCTTTAACGAATTGATGGAGCAGCGCCAATGCGCCGCATGAAGGTAAAAGAACTCGTAGCGGAGGCGTTTGCCTCCGTTGCTGAATTGCCACCAAAGCATGCACCGCTTATGCGCGAAGTCGCCACCAGACTAGAAGCTACGTTCGCAGCATTAAAAGAGTCTCTGGTGCAACTGGAACAGGAACGTAAAGGTAAAACGCCATGACCGTATTTGAATATCTCCAGGCTCATCCAAATACCACCAGCGGTGAAATCGCCAAAGGCATGAACAAAACGACGCCAGCGGTCGCCGGAGCATTATCGCAACTCTATGGCACAGGCCGGATCGTGAAGTCTGGTGTTCGCAAGGGCATTCCAACATACCGTGTTAACGATATGCCGTTTGGGTGCAGTAACAGCCTAACCATGATGTTTAACCAGCTATTGAATAGCGCCAGACAGGGAGCAGCCCAATGAAAGCACTCAACAAACAGGCGTTGCGTGAAGCGGACAATGCCGCAAACATAGCTTCATGGGGTAAATGGGAGTCGTATAAGCCACACAAAGGCGCGAGAGGATATGAAGTAAAAGTTGGTGCAAAGGCGGTAGCTCAACACTGCCTTAAAGTTGATTCGGCATTCATCGCCGCCGCCAACCCGCCCACCGTACTGGCGCTGCTGGATGAGCTGGAAGCCGCAGAGAAGCGCAATGCTGAATTACAGAGAGAGAATGCATATATCTGCAACCGACACAAAGAACTGGACCTGTTAATCGGGAAGAACATTCTGGTCATGCAAGCTGCGATTATCGAATGGCAGGCAACTGGTGACGCTAAGAACGGGCTGTCATGGATTTATAACACGCTGTTTGGGCCTGGTGAATTGCCTGACGAATCTGAGAAAGATGCTCAGGCCTACTTTGACCGCAAATATGCACCGATTGACGAAGAGCTTATGGCGCTTCACAAGTGGTTTTGGGAACAAAGTGAAGCCGAACGTGCCGCCGCTGGCATTGGCGTGAAGGGGGAATGAGATGGCACTGACGAAAAAACAGCGTGCAGAACTGCGCATGAAGTTTGGCGGTCGCTGTGCTTATTGCGGCTGTGAACTTGGCGATAAGTGGCATGCAGACCATGTAGAAGCGGTACGAAGAAATATCAGCAACGGCTACGCAATGGACAGGCCAGAAAATGACACGGTCAGCAACATGGTTCCAGCATGCATTCCATGCAACTTGTTCAAAATGTGCAGCACAGTAGAAGACTTTCGCAGCCGCATAGCCACTCAGGTTGATGTAACTCGCCGTGCGTCAAGAAGTTACCGCACAGCGGAATCATTTGGCCTGGTTAAACAGACTAACGCACCAGTTGTGTTCTGGTTCGAGCGGTATCAAGAGGGGGATAACTTGTGACCAAAATATTCCTGAAGAATTATCCGCGCCAAAGCCGTGTTAAAGAGGCTCTATTTTTCCTTCTCTTTCTTATTTTAATGATTCCAATATCACCGATAGTCCTCATCTGGTTAGCAGGAGAACAGGCAGAAAAGATAGCTGAGTGGTATAGCTCCATCGTATGGGGGCCATTTAACAAACTGCACAACAAATTAAATCCGTACAGGGAGGACTAACCCATGACAACTAACAACCACCCGGCGCACGGTCCTGTATCACTCGATCGCCTGCACCAGATAAGCGAAATACTCAGCAAAGCAGCAGCGCAAAGTGACGGCGGTAATCTCGGCTACGCAATGGCTGATGCTGTCAAGGTGATTGATGAAGTCCTGAATGCTGAGCCTGTGCTTTATGCCGCTGAGGAAACTCTGGCTTATGCAAAGATGGGTGATCTTCACCTTAAGTGCCTGTCTCAGCCAATGGGAGATGCGGTAATTCCGCTCTACACTGCCACGCCAGCGCAGGTAGTGCCGGAGAATTGCGTAACAGCAGAACACCGTCGCGTTATTGAAATGCTGCTCAATGTTTGCTGGGCCGCATTCGAACTCGCAGATGATAGCTGTCAGCAAGATGTTGATGGCGAAGAGTGCCACGTTGTTCCAGACGACGCATTTCAGAAGCTAAGTGATGCGCTGGACGAAATAGAAAACACTATCCCGACAGAAGATGTCGACAGGCCAGACGTATTCCTTGCCTGGTCGGCAATGCCAAGGGCAGCGCTGAAATCTATTCTCCAGGCTGGCAACTCTCCGGTAACTCCGGATGACGTACTCCGCATGGACTGGCTGGTATCTAAAACCGTTGATGTTCGTGAGCCTATGGTTTACGGAAGCCATAGCATTTTCTGGTCGCAGACCATCACGGATGAAGATGACGATTATCACGCGACCAAATTACGTGAGCAAATCGATGCAGCTATGGCAGCTGAGCAGGCAGCAGCACCGCAGCAGGAGAATGTATAACGTGAACAATTTAATGATCGACCTCGAATCCATGGGCAAAAAACCAAATGCCCCTATCGTCTCCATAGGTGCCGTGTTCTTCGATCCGCAAAGCGGTGAACTGGGTCAGGAGTTTTACAGCGCCGTTAACCTTGAAAGCGCTATGGAGCAGGGAGCGGTGCCGGACGGTGACACTATTCTGTGGTGGTTAAGACAAAGCTCAGAAGCACGATCAGCAATCTGTGTTGATGATGCGATGCCGATATCATCTGCCCTATCTGAACTGAGCCATTTCATTAATCGGCATTCTGATAACCCTAAATATTTAAAAGTTTGGGGCAATGGAGCTACTTTCGACAACGTTATATTGCGCGGCGCATATGAGCGTGCCGGCCAGGTTTGCCCGTGGCAATTTTGGAATGATCACGACGTCAGAACCATCGTCACATTAGGCAGAGTTGTAGGTTTCGATCCTAAGCGTGATATGCCATTTGATGGGGTTGCACATAACGCACTGGCTGATGCCCGCCACCAGGCGAAATATGTTTCAGCGATTTGGCAGAAACTAATCCCAACCACCAGCAACAACTAAAATTTTCCCCGGGTGCAGCCGGGATAATGGAGAAATAACTATGAGCAATATTTTCCAGTTAGCTCCCAACGATTGGGTTTGTGAAAGCGTTCTGATCGCGGTTACCGGGCTCAAACCCGGAACCATCACCCGTGCCAGAAAAGAATGCTGGATGATTGGGAGGGAGTATATCCACGTATCGCCTGACGGAAATCCCAAACCTTCCAGTGAGTGCATGTATAACAGAAAGGCTGTAGATGCCTGGGTCGCTTCAATGAAAAGCAAGCAGCCAGGGTGATTTGATGCCATGAAAAAGGTAAGCTCGTATCGCTCTTGGGCGTCTGGAGGTAACACCAATGGATAAAGTCACATATCCAACAGGCGTCGAAAACCACGGTGGCACATTACGCATCTGGTTTAATTTTAAAGGTAAGCGTGTCAGGGAAAGTCTCGGTGTCCCTGACACCGCTAAGAACAGAAAGGTAGCCGGGGAACTGCGGACATCAGTATGTTTTGCCATCCGCACAGGAACCTTTGATTATGCAACCCAGTTTCCTGACTCCCCTAACCTCAAGGCTTTTGGTGTAAGTAAAAAAGACATTACAGTGAAAGAACTTGAAGAAAAATGGCTGGATCTGAAACGGATGGAAATCTGCGCGAACGCATTCAATCGCTATGAATCTGTCGCAAGGAATATGGTGCCGAGGATCGGAGGTAATCGCCTGGTGTCAGCAGTAACCAAAGAGGAATTGCTGTATCTTAGGAAAGATTTGCTAACTGGTTATCAGAGTCCGACGAAAAATAAAGCCCCGGCAAAAGGGCGAAGCGTTGTTACTGTGAACTATTACATGACGACAATGGCCGGAATGTTTCAGTTTGCTGCGGATCACGGTTACTTAGAGGTGAACCCATTCGAGGGAATTAAACCTCTGAAAAAAGCCAGGGCAGAACCAGATCCTCTGTCTCGTGATGAATTTATTCGCCTGATAGATGCATGCCGGCATCAGCAGACGAAAAACCTGTGGTCATTAGCAGTGTACACAGGAATGCGTCACGGGGAACTGGTCTCCCTGGCCTGGGAAGATATCGACCTGAAGGCGGGAACAATTACCGTCAGGCGTAATTATACGAAACTTGGTGAGTTCACTCTACCGAAAACCGAGGCAAGTACAGATCGAGTGGTGCATCTTATCCAGCCCGCAATCAGTATCCTGAAAAATCAGGCTGAAATGACAAGGCTGGGCAGGCAATATCACATTGAAGTGCAGTTACGTGAGTACGGTCGTTCGGTGAACCATGAGTGTACATTCGTCTTTAACCCGCATGTGGTCAGACGCAGTAAGCAGGTCGGATTTATCTACCGGGTCGATTCAGTAGGCGACTCATGGGAAGCTGCACTAAAGCGCGCGGGGATCAGACACAGAAAGGCGTACCAGTCACGACATACCTATGCGTGCTGGTCATTATCTGCTGGTGCAAACCCGAGTTTTATTGCCAGTCAGATGGGGCATGCGAGCGCGCAGATGGTGTTCAATGTTTACGGTGCATGGATGGCTGACAGCAGCGCAGAGCAGATCGCAATGCTGAATCAGAAGCTGGCAGATTTTGCCCCATTGATGCCCCATAGCCACGAGAGCAGTACGGGAGGATTATTAAAATCAGTAAGTTAA